ACAATTCTTAGAAACTAGACAATATCAAATCAGCGACATTTGTCGTTTATTTAGAGTACCTAATCATCTGGTGAATGAATTAAGTAACGCCACGTACTCTAATATCGAAGCACAGCAAATCGACTTTGTAGTGCATACTATTACCCCTTGGATAAAGCGTATTGAGATGGCTTTGAACCAAAAGTTAATTCCTTTTAATAAGAAAGGTAAACAATACTTTAAATTTAATTTAACTGCCCTTCTAAGAGGTGACTCTAAGTCAAGAGCAGACTATTATAGAACACTTGTAAACATTGGTGTTATTTCACCTGATGAGGTTAGAGCTTTTGAAGATATGAACTCTTTGGGTGGAGCAAGTGAAAAAGTTTATATGCAAAGTAATATGTTGCCTTTAGATAGTTTAGGCGAATCAACAACAAGAAAAGATATAGAATAGAATGGCACTAAGTTCAGAACAAAAAAAGTTTAGAAAATTACACAAAAATCAAGGAGGTTATGCAGAGTCTGTTACTAAAAGCGATTCTCAAGATTTAGGTGAAAAGAAAGCAGAGTTATTTATTGGTACTGGTGGAAATGTAAAAGTTTCATTGTATGGTGGTAGTGTTGTCACATTAAAGAATATTCCTTCAGGCACTTTTTTAAAAGGTATTTTTGTGAATAGAGTTTATTCAAGAGGTACAACTGCAAGTGATATAGTAGCAATATATTAATTGGCACTAAAAGACATAAATACTACCCCTACTGAGGGAATGAGAGAAGAAGCTCGTAAAGGTTTAGAGTGGAGAAAAGAATATGGTAGAGGTGGAACTCAAACAGGAGTTTCTCGTGCTAGAGATATTATAAATGGTGATTTAAGTATCTCAAGTATAAAAAGAATGTTTAGTTTTTTTAGCCGACACGAAAACAATAAAGCTGAACACTATTCTGCTAAAGAAAATGATGGAGGACCTACAGCTTGGAGAATAGCCTGGGCATTATGGGGAGGAAACGCAGGATTTAGTTGGTCTAAGAAAAAAGTTAAAGAGATAGCTAGACAAGAAGAGAAAAATAGTTATAATATGGAAAATAAAGAAATTAGATTATATAGAGCTGAATATCAAGTCACTAATGACGAAGATAAAGATGAGAAAAGAGTTAGTGGATATGCTGCTTTATTCGACACGGATAGTAGAGATTTAGGTTTTAGAGAAACTATATCACGTGATGCTTTTGAAGGTCGTTTAGACGATAATGTAATATTAACTTTTAATCACGACCCTAATTTAATTCTTGATAGAAATATGGGTGGTACTTTAAAACTATCTGTAGATAATAAAGGATTACGATACGATGCTACTTTACCTAATACAACAACAGGTAATGATGTAGCAGAATTAATGAAAAGAGGTTTACTTTATGAATCTTCTTTTGCTTTTACAGTAGAGGATGATGAGTGGAGTAAAGATGGAGATACAACTCGTAGACAAATTAATAAAATAGGTCGCTTAGTTGACGTTTCTATTGTTGGTGTTGGTGCTTATGCTAATACTGATGTTGCACTTCGTTCTAAAGAAGCTTTTCTTGAAACAGAAGCTACTATAGAAGAAACACCTCAAGTTGAAGAAGTGGAGCAAAAGGTTGAGGAATCATTTGATGATTCAAAGTTAAATTTATTAAGTAACGAATTAAAATTAAAAAAACGAATATGAAAAATTCGATTGAAATTCGTCAAGAGAGAGCAGAGCTTATCGGAAAAGCTGATACTTTGTTAAACTTGGCTAAAGGTGAGGCTCGTGACTTTACTGCTGACGAGCAAACTTCATACGATGGTATGATGACTAACATTGACAAACTAGCTAAAGATGTTGAGTTAGTTGAGCGTCAAGAAAAATTAAACGCTGAAGCAGCTTCTATTCCAGTTTCTCACACAGTACAAGATGTGAAAGAATCTAAAGAAGTAAGAGAGTATTCTTTTGTAGATGCAGCTAAAGCAGCTTACTCAGGTCGATTATCAGGTTTAGTTGCTGAGATGGATCAAGAAGCTCGTAATGAGAATCCAAACCAAGCATTTAAAGGTGTTGGTATTCCTTACTCTGTTTTAAATGCAGGTAAAGAACAACGTGCAGCTACAGTTTTAACTGCTAACTCTGCTCCAACTGAAGTAGCTTCTTTTATTGACCAATTACAAGCAGCATCTGTAATGGTTGCCGCTGGGTCTAACTTCTATTCAGGATTAAGTGCTGATAGAAAATTCCCTATTGTTCAAAATATAGCTTCTAATTGGGTAGCTGAAAATGTAGGGACTGCTCCAACAGCAGCAGGTTCATTAGCTCAAAAAACTCTTCAACCTAAAAAAGTTATCTCTATTGTAGATATGAGTGCTGAAGCATTAGTTCAAAATGCAGGTTTAGAAGGTGCTTTACGTAGAAACTTAGCTCAGTCTATGATGGCTAAAATGGAAGCAGCTTTATTAGCTCAAGCTGATGTTACTTCAGCTCCTGAGTCTATTTTTGCAGATGCAAACGCTTATTCTACAGCAGCAGCTACAATAGCTTTAGTTGCAGGTTTAGAAGCTGAATTAATTGCAGCAGGTGTAGGTTTAGATGCTCGTACATCTTATATCTTTAACCCTGCTGCTTGGGCAACTATCGCAGGTCTAGCAGGTGCTGACTTTACAGGTGGTTACTTAGACTTGAGAGATAAAATGATTAACAACACTCCTTACTTTGTTACTTCTGCATTAGGTGCTGACGGAACTGCTTCAAAAGACCAAATTCTTTGTGGTGACTTCTCTAAAGTTCACTTAGGAGTATTCGGTGGTTTAGATGTATTGTTTGATCCTTATACACAAGCAGGAATCGGTGCAGGTCGTATGGTTGCAACAGGTCTTGTTGATGGTGTTTGCGCTCAAGCAGGTTCTGTGATGCAATCTTTGATTGAAGCATAAAATAATCACAATGATTAATTAAAGGTGAAAGGGGTAACTCCCTTTCCCTTTTCTTTACTTAACCAAATATGTCGTACTTAGATAATATATATAACTTTAGTAACTACGAATATCTAAACCCTAGTCAAAATAGATATGGGAATTTAGAGCTAGTAGAATTTGCTACGACTCAAGTTGTAACAACTGCTGAGTTGAAATCTCAACTTAGGATTGATTCTTCAACTGAAGATACTTTGTTAGCAACATATATATCTGCTGCGACTCAAATGGCTGAACATTATTGTAATAGACATTTTATTGAAGTTAAATATAAACTTTGGTTTAATGAATTACCTAGTAATTTTAGTTTATACTATCCTGATTGTACATTTAAGTTTCCTGTAGGTAATGATGCTGCTAAAGATGGTTTACATTATTTAGCTTCGGCAGGTACTAGTTACACTTTATTTGCAAACACAAATTGGTATTCAAATCAAAATACTAATCCTTGTCAAATAAAAATGATTAATACACCATCTGATGCAATAGGTACATCAGATTTAGATGGAACAAACGAAGAGATATATTACTTCCAGTTTCATACTGGTTTTGGTGATGAAGCAAGAGATGTACCTGACTCTATAAAACAAGCTATTAAATTAATTGCAAGTGATATGTATTATTTCAGAGAGGATCGTAAGAGAGCGTTCCCAATGGCTTCTGAGATACTACTACAACCTTATAAATGTTACCTATAAAATATGGCTTTTATATCTCAAATAAAGGCAGGTGATTTTAATATAAGATTACAACTATTAGAGCCTTCCAATACTATAAATTCGTTTGGTGAATCAGTTACATCAACTGAAGCCATTAAAACAACTATTTGGGGCAACAAAAAAGTTACATCATTAAGAAATATAAACGAAAAGTTTGAAGGTGACCAATTACAATCTTATGGATTGTTTTTTATACAAGTAAGATATGATTCATCTTGGGTAAATGATTTAGAACCAATTTGGAAATTAAAAGATGTTGACACTCTTGAATATTATGAAATATTAAGCTATATAATTGACCCTAGAAAAGAATATGTTGAGTTTTA